GATTTGTTAAGCTACTAACTTCGCTTAACGTCAACACTATATTATTTACTTCGTCTTTGTTTATGTATATCACAACTATATTAAATTAGTTCGTCTTTTTGTTTAAAAAAAAAGCACCCCGAAGAGTGCTAATTTTGCTTGGAGAAAAACGCGATTACGGCGCAGTGATTACCGATTCAACCGTGCTTTCAGTAACCTCGTATGCTAAAAACTCATTCTCAGCAGTAAGAGTTACGGAATACTTAGAACCATCAGCTCTCGCAGTACCCGAACCTTCAGCAGCTCCAGTTAATTGCATAAAAGGGAAATACCAATACTTACCATTAGCATCTTGAACAATCACGTTCAAGTATTGCTGTCCTGCTCCTAAAACTTTTATAGCTTGTGACTTAGATTGGTCGCGTCTATGGAACATTAAAGTAATGGTTTGAGTGTAATAAGAAGAACCATTAACCAAATCAATGGCAGCTTCTTCAGTATAAGAACCCGTGTTTCTACGGATTTCGAATTCAGTATAAATATCGGCGGGGTCTACTAAGGTAATTGAATCAATTGTCCAAGATAGTGTAGGATTCAATGTATATGAATCGATGTTATCCTGTTGGTTAATCCATACCTTGTAAATCCCTCCAGAGTTGTTGTCGCACGACTTAACAATTCCTTCTAAAGCTTCACATGACATATTTTATATTTTTTTTAGTTATTTAAAATAGGGGGTTTTTACACCCCCATTATTATTTATTTTTGATTAATCAAAACAAGCCGCCCAAACAGAAATTTGCTCAGGGTTTGTATGGAAAAACCCTGCTTTAACATTCGCACGTGTACGGATGTAAGGCTCAGCTACAGTATCAGTTAAGTTAACTGCTTTCAATGCTTTAGAATCACCTTCAGCGTCAAACGCATAAACTAAATCGTCTTTCAAAGAAGCTACGATTGTGTTGTCAGGCATACCCTCACAAACGATTACTTTAATTCCTAAGTAAGTCATTTGCAATGGAGCAGAAACATAAGTTAAAGTGTTACCTGAAGCAGCAGCAAGTTCGTAAGCAGCAGCTACGTTAGAAGAAACACGGATTCTTAAATCAGCTTTTTTGAATCGAACTGAAGCAGGAAGGCTATTTACTACCGTGTTAAATGTAGCAAGTACGTTAGATGAATTAACCGCACCGCCGTTATGGTAAGCCAAGTTAGCTTCATCTGCACAAAGTTTTTTCAAGTGACCATCACACAAAGCAAGTAAAGTGTTTTCGCTTTCTGTATCACCTTGCCATCTGATTAATTCGATATCCTCTTCGATTTGACTTGCCATGATGCCCCAATAGTAGTTCATGAAAGAAGCTACAGAGAAATCACCGTTAGAACCTTGTGTCATTTGTAAAGCTACAAAAGACTGCTCTAAGTCAAATTGACAAATTTGCGCCATTGCAGAGAATGCACATACATCAATATCAATAGCATCAAGCGTATCAGTTGGAGCACTAAAGTTACAAGTTGAAGCTTGTAAAATAGAACCGAAAGCAACGTTAGCTAATTTTGTTTTTGATTTGATACCAGGCAAAGCACGGTAAGTATCAGCAACATCAGCTGTTAAATAAGCACGAGAGTAGAACTCGTTAGGGTTAGGACAAAGCAACGCGTTGTTTTCAATGTCCAAATCAAATTTTAATTTTCTTTCCATTTGTGTTTGTATTTGTTTTTAGTTATTACTTAATTTATTTAATGCGCTGAACTTTTCAGCAATACTCATTTTAACTTCAGACTTTAATTCGATTTCGTCTTCAGCTCTTTCTGCTAACATCTCTTCCATTTGAGTTCTTAGGTCAGCGATAATTTTTAATAGGTTGTTAACTTGCTCTTCTAATACAGGAGCAACAATTGCCAAAACAGCTTCAGCATCCGTAGCTACGTCTACCGCCATTTCAACTTCTTCAGCTACAACTTCTTCAAGTTCTTCGGGTGCTGGTTGCTCATCAATTGGTTCGGTTTCTGTTGTTACGTCTTCTTCAACAACTGAATCCTCCATTGCAACCTCTTCTTTTGGAGCGTCTTTAATCTCGATAATTTCCCCGCCTTTTACAACGTAGATTTTACCTTCGATTAGGTGCTCCCCATCAGGTAATTTGTTCATGTTATTTTGTTTTATGTGATTACTTAATTTTAATCCCAAAAACCCTTCAATAGAAAATCCAATTTGTTCGTTTTTTACTAACTCGTTATAATATTCTTTGTCAGTAATTTGAGCAGTTAACATTAACGTGCCTTTAGGAACTTCAATTCCAAACGTAGTAAATGATTTATCTAATTGAGGGTTGTCGACTATCCAACTTTCCAAAATAAATGCGGGTACGGTTTGCGCTTGGTCATGTTCTAAGTTAAAGATATCTCTGTTCTTTAAATCCTGCATGAACTTAACATGAATCTGTTCGATTGTTTCTGCGCTAAATTGAACGTAATACTCCCCACTTTCATCGTCACGTCTATAAATCTCCATCGGAATCATTGCAGGAGCTGTTATGCGATATTTTACGTCATCAGCAAACAACAATTCGCGGGATTGATTGAACGCCATACCCTTTACTTTAATAGCAGGATTCGAAGTAAAAGCAATTTGCTCTATACCTAAATCTTCGCCATCTGAATAGGCAGGGTCAATCGTGATTTTATAGACTGGAAGGTCTTTATTCATGCCTATATTAAATTTTATTTATATTTGTTCAAAAAAAATAAATATGATTGAAGTATTAGGACGGCAAATTGCCAACAAAATGAATGAAATTACCGTTGAAGAGTTTGAAAAGATTTCTGCTATTCACAACAATAAGGAACTCGATAACATCGAAAAACAAATTAAAGTTTTTGAAGTTGTAGGTATTGAAGAAGATGAATGGGATGACTTTAATTACTTTGTTGAAAAGACAAAAGAGTTTAACACGGATAACTACGAAGCTAAAGACGCAGTAACCGAGTTAGAAATTGACGGATTTACTTATAAGGCTGAAATGAAACTATCTGTAAAGGACACAAAGCTAATTGAAAAAATGATTATTAAAGAAAATCGTCATTCGGTTTCCGATATTATGGCTTTGATGTTTAAAAGAACCGACCTAAGTAATACAGAACACTACGACTCGGCGCATTTAAAATATAAATCAAAGCTGTTTAGAACGCAAGTTGCTGAAATTGCTATACCTTACCTTAATTTTGTAACTACAACAATCTCTAACCATGCTCAAAAACAAGCTGCCGAAAGCGTGGAATCAAATAACGATTGAAACATTTATTGAATTACGTAGTCTTTCACAAGAAGACGGAATGTTCAACTATCAAATTGATGTGCTTTGCACGTTGTTAGATTGTTATCCTGAAGATTTTGACGATATAAGCTTAGATGAACTTGAAGAGCTATTGTTAGAAGTTAAGTTTATACGCGACGAACCACATAAACACTATAAAAATACAATAGGAGATTACAAATTAAAGCCATTTAATAAAATTACCCTTGGTGAGTTCATTAGTTTGGAGTCTTATTTTTCAGATAACTACATTGAAAAGTTGCTTAATATCATTGCAATACTTTACAGGCGCGTTCGTGTTAATGAATGGGGTGATGAAATACTTGAACCTTATAATTATCATTCAACCGATAGATTAAATTGGTTTTTAGACTTTCCAATTACAGATGTCTTTGGATTGCTACCTGAATACATTAAATTTAGAGAAGGTATTATCGACCAATATAAAAACCTTATGACCGAATCCTATGAAGATGACTTTGAAACGGATTCCCAAATGGATGCCGAAGAGTTAAAAGAAGTTGAAGAGCAAAAGAAACATAAGAAATGGGCGTGGGAACAGCTTATTTGGATGTTGTGCCAAGAAGACTTAACAAAATTTAATGCAGTTTGTGAGCTTCCTTTAATCCTGGTGTTTAACTTTTTAGGAATGCGTAAAGAATTGAACGTTTAGTATTCCAATGCCGCCCAAAACTCACCGAATAACGGATTAAAGTCGTAGATTACATTTTGTTTTTTACGCAACATTCCAGCAACTTCAACAAGTGGATATTTACCCGTTAACCATTCAATATATTGCGCGTACATTTCTGAAATAATACCCTGCATTTCTAATTGTTTATTGAATGACCGCACTAAATTGTAAGGTTCAATGCTTATTGTACCATTATTTAAAAATCCAAAGTAATAAGCTGCCAAAATTTCAATTCTTAAACTGCCCTCGGTCGTGAATTTAGCATTAATACGGATAGATTCGTAAAGCGTTCCTGTGTCGATTAAAGCGTCCTGTTTAATTA